CAAAGGACGAGGGCGCGGATTTCGGCGGCCAGACGCTGCGGATCTTCGAAATCGGCCACCAGCTCGAGGATCTGGCGATCCGCTGGCTGCGTGCGGCCGGGATCGACCTCTACACTCGAAAGGGCAATCGCCCCGATGGCGAGCAGTTCGGCTTTTCCGTCGCCGGTGGCCGCATTCGTGGCCATGTCGACGGGATCATTGCCAACGCTCCGGCAGCACTCGGTCTGCACACCCCGGCGCTCTGGGAGTGCAAGACCATGAACGCCAAGAACTGGCGCGCTTGCGTCAAGGACGGGGTCACGGTCTCCAAGCCCGTCTATGCCGCCCAGATCGCGATCTACCAAGCCTACATGGAAGCGACCGTACCGGGCATCTCGGCCGCGCCCGCTTTGTTCACCGCGATCAACAAGGATACGGCCGAACTGCATCACGAGTTGGTGCCGTTCGATGCTGCCCTTGCGCAGCGCATGTCCGACCGCGCGGTGCGGATCCTTCAGGCCACCGATGCAGGCGATCTGTTGCCGCGCATCGCCGCCAGCCGCGACTTCTTCGAATGCCGGTTCTGCTCGCACGCCGAGCGGTGTTGGGGGCTGACCGGATGAGCGATGACAACGTCATCCAGTTCAGTGCGTGGCGGGATTTCAACGACGCCGCCCCGCAGATCGACCCGTTCGGCGATGAGCCCGACCCCGCGCAAATCGCACAGTTCATGCAGGTCGTCTTCAGCTATTGCGACGGGCTGATCCCGGTCCGCAGTTTCATCGACAAGGGGCAGGGCATCGACGGTCGCCCGCATAACATCTGGATCGAGGCAAATTCCGAGACGCCGGAAAAGATGGCGACCTTCGCCGCATGGGCCTCTCGTGAGGGGGCGGCCGTTTATGTGATTCCCGGTACGGTCGCGGCCGCTGGTCAGGCCAAGGCCGCAGAGGTCCTGCAGATGCAGGCCGTTGTGGTGGATATCGACAGCGGCGACATCGCCACGAAACGTGCCCATCTGGAGCGGCACCTCGGCCAGCCCACCATGGTCGTGGAAAGCGGCGGCGTCACGCCCGAGGGTCAGCGCAAGTGTCATGTGTGGTGGAAGCTCAGCGAGCCCGCAGAAGGCGATGATATTCGGCGTGTGTGCCTCCTGCGGGGCGACATTGCTGCCAAGGCCGGTGGCGACATGCATTTCCGCTCGGCCCATCAGCCGATCCGGGTGGCAGGCTCGGTCTATTACAAGAACGGATTGAAAACGCAGGTCCGCATCGTGGCGCTGAACCCGACGCTGGAACGCGATCTGGGCGAGTTCATCGAGGCGGTTGCCGACATGCCGCCCGCGCCCGGCATCTCCCTGCAGCCCGATTTCAGCCACCCGGACAAGCCCGCCATGCGCGAGGTGCTGACCACGCCGGTGCGCGAGGGCGCGCAGGATGACTGGTCGCGCTTCGAGGGTGCCAGTGCGGCGATCGGGCATTTCATCCGCATGGTCCATGAGGGCCGGATGTCCAAGGACGAAGGTTGGGAAGGCATCTGCGGCTACAACGCCGCCATGTTGCGGCCCGCTTGGCCGGTCGAACGCCTGCAACGCGAGTCCGAACGCCTCTGGGATCTGCATGTCCAGAAATACGGGCCACCCCTGATCCGGCTCGACAGCGCCGCCCCCGCGCCAGACGAGATGCCCGCCTTCACTTTTGGCGCGCTTCTGGATGACGACAGCCCGATGCCCGAGGACATCATCGCGCCGCGCGTGCTCACGCCGGGTGGCCTGCTGGTGCTGGGTGGTGCCCCCAAGGTCGGCAAGAGCGATCTCCTGATCAGCTGGCTCGTGCACATGGCCGCCGGGGTGCCGTTTCTCGGCTTCACCCCGCCACGCCCGCTGCGGGTGTTCTACCTGCAGGCTGAAATCCAGTACCACTATCTGCGCGAGCGGATGAAGCAGATCGCGCTGCCGCCCTCCGTCATCGCGGCTGCGCGCGATACTTTCGTGGCCACGCCCAAACTAAAGATGCTCCTCGACAATGACGGCAGTGTGCGTGTGGCACGCGCCATCCAGGCCGCGTTCCCGGATGCCCCGGTCGACATCATCTGCATCGACCCGATCCGTAACCTCTTCGACGGCGGACCGGATGGCGGCGGCGAAAACGACAACACCGCAATGATGTTCTTCCTTAAGGACCGGGTCGAGGTGCTGCGCGACTACGTCAATCCCGACTGCGGCGTGATCCTGGCACACCACACCAAGAAACTCAGCAAGCTGCAGGTGAAGGATGATCCGTTTCTGGCGCTGTCCGGGGCAAGTGCGCTGCGTGGTTTCTACACCTCGGGGCTGATCCTGCATCGCCCCGACGAGGATGCGTCCGAGCGCAAGCTGGAGATCGAACTGCGCAACGGCCCGGCACTGCCGTCAAAGCTGATCGACAAAGTGCGCGGCCAATGGGTCGAGATCAACTCGATGAACGAACGGCTGGTCCGCGCCGAGGTGGGCGCGAAATACGATGCCGAGCGCATGCGCAAGCAGGAGGTGATCCTGTCCATTCTGCTCGACGAGGCGGCACAGGGGCGGCTCTACACCACCAACCAGTTTGCCGAGGCCTTCGAGAACGCGGCCGGTCTTGGCGGCAAGGATACGATCCGCGACCGGATCGCGGTGCAGGCCACCAAGGGTGGCATCAAGTTCGTCCGCGACGGCGGCCCCTACGGGCTCGGGCCATCACGGTCACGCTTCGGCTACCTCTGCGTCGAGGGGATGGTCATGCCCATGGACGGCGAGGAGGTCGATCCGGAGACCGGCGAGGTCACGCCCCCTCGCGTCGCGGTGCTGCCCACCCACTACAAGTCGCCGCAGACCGGCGCGCTTCTGGAGGTCGAGAACCCGCATGTCTGGGTCTATCCGGAGGGGGACCGGCCATGATCTCCCTTGCAGATCGCTTTGCGTGCAACTGCGCACAGGCCAGTTTGAACCAGATTGGCGGGTTTGCCGAAACTGCCTCGCCATCCTCACGCAGGACCACGCAGGGGCCAGTTGTGACCAGTTTGGGCGCGCTTCCGAAACTGCCCCTGCAGGATTGCGCTGATACCACAACGGTTACGCTGCAATCAGTTTCGGCTGGATCCACCGTTCCTGACCCCTCCAGACTGGAAATCACGTTCCAGAACAATGTGTTGGGTCATGTTTCCAGTTTGGGGGGTGAAACCACCCCCTACGGGGGTGGGGGAGAACGCCGCAGGCGGGTCCTCCCACTCCCACCCCCAGGGGGTTTCGCGCGCGTGGCCTGTCCTCGCCCCAGGATCCCGATCCGACGACAGCGGCCCGACGTGCTCGGGCACATGCCTGCCGCCGTTACCCATTCCTACAGCCAACCCGAAAAGGAGACTACGATGGCTGAACTGACTTTGACCGCCCGCATGCGAGAGGCCATCCCCGACATGCCACTGGCATACCGCGCTGATCGCACCCTGCTGGCGCTTGACCTCGGAACCACGACAGGCTGGGCACTGCATAGCGCCGATGGGCTGATCACCAGCGGAACCGTGTCCTTTCGCCCCGGCCGCTTCGATGGCGGGGGCATGCGCTATCTGCGCTTCACCAACTGGCTGGGCGAGTTGGACCGTCTGTCCGGGCCCATTGCCACCATCTGGTTCGAGGAGGTCCGTCGTCACGCAGGCACCGACGCCGCCCACGTCTATGGCGGGCTGATGGCCACGCTGACCGCATGGGCTGAACTGCGCGGCGTGCCTTACGAGGGCGTCCCGGTGGGCACCATCAAGCGCCATGCCACCGGCAAGGGTAACGCCGACAAGGAAGCGATGATCGCCGCCGCCCGGGCGCGGGGCTTCAGTCCGGCCGACGACAACGAGGCCGATGCCATCGCGATCCTGCTCTGGGCGCTCGAGACCAAGGGGGGCCTGCAATGACCGGGATGCGGTTCACGCCGAAGGGCTATGGCGGCCATCGCCGCAACCCCGATGAGGTCAAGCGCGACGGCTGGCGCGAACAGGGCGTGCTTGCCGTCGCCATCGACGATCACCGTCTGACCTGGCCGGAACGGGAATTGGTGCGCCAGCTCGGGGAGAAACTCTATGGCACCGCCATCGGCGGGCGGGAGGTGCAACGATGACCGTCTGGACCCCCGCACTGGTCGAGGAACGGCTGGCCGAAGCCGCCTTCGTCCTGAAGCGCATGCCTGAGCCACGCAGGCAGGGTTACTTCAGCACCTGGCCTGCCATCGTCCAGAGCTTCGCCGACAAGGTGGGGCAGGAGCCAAAGCCGATGCGCGTGCTGCCCTCACCGCAGGCGATCAGCCGTATGGAGGAAACGCTGACCTGGACGGCCTGCCTCGAGCCGATCGACGGCAAGATCGTCTGGATGAAAGCGCACGGCGAACGCTGGAAGGAGATCTGCTGGGCCGTTGGTTTGCATCGCTCGGCGGCCCATCAGCACTGGCAATTCGGTATTTCCGTCATCGCGCTGACCCTCAACAAGCGGCGGTTCAACCGAAACCTGTCGAAGCAGCGGGTAATCGAACTGGCCAGTGGCGCGTAACCCTGCGCATCCCATGGGAAAGTGTCCGCCGGACAGTTTTCGCTGAGACAGAAACCCTCTCCCGAGGGTATGAATTGGATATACTCGGGAGAGGCGCGTGTGGGAGACCGCCCGCGCAATCGGTCTCGGGATGGATGCCGTGGTGGACCCCAGAGTCCGAACCGGGGTCCAGCCGGAGCCGGATGGCCGCCCGATCCGCCAAGTCATTGTTTTCCGGTTCCTTTCGGGCCGAAAACGTATGCTGGCGGGCGAAGCGCGGCGCATCGCTAGCGCCAGAGCGATTTTTTTGGGAGTCCACCCCGTGTGGAGTCCACCCCAAAACCCGTA